CTCATGGCGGTTCCAGCGGAACTCATGAGTCTCATCTCGAGACACCCAAGTGGGCTGCCAGTTCTCTCCTATATGCCTCACAACGGGGGAGGTCGGTTAAGCTCCCACAAGATCGTGTGTTGCCCGGGGCCGCGTTCAATAGGCGAATTGAACGCGGCCACTTAAATCTGCGCGCCGTCCCAGCAGGAAGGGAAGGTCGCGCCTCGCGCAATCCCTACCGACCAGCCAGTCGCCTCGGCGCTCGCAAGGAAGAGTTATCTTCTTGGAAGGGACATCCAGCTGGGGGCGGATGGGCTCAGCTGGAGTTGCGGTGTAGTCTTTCGCATAACGCCGCCATGACTCTGGTACCATGTCCCTGACAAGTGGTGAGTAAATCGGTCCTAGGTCACTCTTCTCTGCCAACATCTTCTCAAGATGACTCTGAATCTCGAGGGTAATACCGTACCGCCTCTCCACGAGCAGCCTAGTGGCCGTCGGGCTGGCGATTTTAACGATCTTAGCCTCGTCTTTCATGGCAGCGATAAGCCTGTCCCGTTCCCACGAGTTGAACGCTTTCCCCGAATTTACTAGTCTCCACATTTTGCACTTTCGCACATCACGGGTGACCCTCAATCCGTACCACGCCAACTCAGATATCACTGGACACCCTGGATACTGGTGTGCCAGTGACAACGCCTTGCACCTGAGTAAAGTCCTCAGGGTTTTCTCGCCCGACTGCCAGTACGTCGCTGAAGCCCAGCCGAACTCAGCCAGGACCTCCAGCGGATTAACAACCACGAGGCGGTCCTCAGGAGCGAAGACCATGCCGCAAAAGCTAGCGTCCGCCAGGTTAGTGTGTGTCTCAAGCTTGATACGCAACCCAAGCCGCGTAAACAAGGTTTCATCGGGGCGGCCGTTGGAAACAAACAGTCCGTCGTCTCCTTCAACCACTCCCAGTACGTCTCTGCAGCCACTCTTCTCGAGGACAAACAACATGAACATTAGATTCGCAAATCCATTGCCCAATGACGTGCACATTTCTCCCGACATTCGCGTCGCTTCCACTAAAACGCGGAAGTTCTTGTACTGGCAGGTATTGACCCCACCAAGCACCTCTCGCACCAACTCCATAAAGTTTTGTCCTTCAGGAATTTTCGACGTCATGTACTCGTAGAGCTTAAACTCCACCTTTTCCATGATCTCTCTAACGAATAAGGATTCGAATGCGGTATAGTCGCTCACCAAATATACAGCTGAAGCTCTTTCCAAAAGCTTAGTTATGTACTCCGCTCTATCGGCGACAGGGATGTGTTTTATGAAGGCTGGGTGCTGATATAGACGTTCTTCGATCAAGCGGAAAATCGGTCCAACTATACATTTGAACTGGTCCGAGCGCGCATTTATGCCACGCGCATATTTCCAATCGATATACGTCTCGTCCTTCATAAAGCTTTTAACGTCGGTGTAGCTCTTCCAGAGCCCTCCATCCAACGCATCTGTTTCCCCCCACGTGTAGCTCATCCCGTCCCACACATCCCGCAAATTCTCTTTGCGCCAGGCCGGGTAATTAGTTTTGCTCAACCACGTGGCATTACTTGTGTCCACATCAGGCTCAAGGGGGACCATGTTGTTTTTGAGCCACTTATCTACATACTCTCCCAGTTCCGCCAGTAACTGTACATCCGGCGCAGGCGTCTCAATTGCATAACGTTTCATAACGCCGGTCATAGTGGTCAAGGGATCATGCGGATCAGGATGCGGCAAGGCAACACCGTCGAGAATCGGACCAAGCGAGACCGCAACAGGCGGTCTAATGTCCAGATCCACCTCTCTGGGCAGACTGATACACGCACTTCGCTTAATATCCGTCAGGACGGGGAGCGGCACCTCATCGACACGATACCCATATGCCCACTTCACTGGTGCACTGGGAGAGGAAAATCCTCCGCCGCCGTCGCGACCATGCGCCTGTACAAGGCAAAACAATACCGGGCTGTGTCCTGCTTCACATTAACACCTGTTAGAGCTAGATAGCGATCATAATCCACGGTGTGTAGCGAACGCAGGGCTGTATTGATTCTCAGCCACGCAGTATCCTCGTCAGCGGTCCAGGCAAGATTAGAAATAGTTGCCACTTGAGAGACCATCTCGGCAGAAAGGTAGAGGTCGTCGCCATAAACCCAATTCGCCGGCCAAACGAGAAACTGTGCCCCGTAAAGATGCAACGAGGCAGTAATGTTAACAACGCCATAATTAGCGTCAGCATGAATGCGCTGCAGGAGCGCATCGGAGTCAGGTCTGCGGTCCGGATGGGCATGGTGAAATCTGCCCATATAGCGGTACCGGCGCCGCAAACCTAAGCCACAGGCAATGGCGGGGACTACAAAGTAATAGAATACGTCGTCGAACAGAAGCCCACCCACAATGGACAAAAGCAGCAACGTGAAACCCCACGCATAAGGGTTCGACAACAAGTACGTATATAGACTCCAGTCAGTATCGTACAGCCGTCTTCTAATCTCAGCACGGTCCTCCGCATCACCATCGGGTTGTCCTGCCGGTTCAGGTGCGCCAAGTGGCGCAATGGGAAGTTGAGGAGGGGGAGGTGGAACAAGAAGCTGTGCAGCAGCAACCGCGGCATCAAATTGGCCCGCGGCGCCTTCAACTAGCACACGCCTTCCGTCTACTTCGACCCGGACTCCTCGCAGAGGTGGGGGGCGATCCTGCACGCGACCCACGTCCTCATTCCTGCGATTCGGTCTCGCATCCACGCCCTCGTCACGGTCACCTGGACCTTCTGCAGGTCTTCTAGCACCTCGTCCACGCCCGCTTTCATGGCGGACACCTCGGCCTCGACCATTGCCACGCCTGGGGCGACCATCGTCTTGATCTTGCGGTACAGCCTCACGGCGCACAACACGGACAATACGAGGACGATCGCCATCAGCATGAGCTTGCCCTTCGATCGGCTCTCTCTCGAGTTCCGGCCCAAGGGGCGCAGGTTGAGCACCCACGTCCTCGCCATTCATGGAATGCGCTCACAAACAGCGGGAGGGGGGGGACGTTTTTGATACCACCGGAGACCGTGACCCGCAAGCGAGCCAACGATATCTGCACGGTGGAAGTGCAAAGTGAGTTCCCACGCCTGATCGGGCGGAAACCACAGCCTCAACTCGTTGAGGGTGACACGGAACGCTGACGTTTCCGATCGCTATGGGGTGCGGGACCCCTTACACGCAGTCTCCTTTTGTGTAGGCACTAGGCCAACCGGTTAGAATCCGGTAGAAACA